CCAGAAGCTCGCTCTTCTAGTCGCAAGCTCGGCTCCGTCTACCCTCTTCGTGAGCCCAATGAGGGTGGACTCGAACCCCGTCTTCCAGTCGGGGTGCTCCCTCTTGTGTTGCGCGAACGACTCGTCAAGGACTTTCCGGAGTAGCCCCCAGTCGACCTGAAAGTGCCTGTCGTAGTCTTCGAGCTCCTCGCAGATCTGGTTCACTCTCTCTGGCCCTCGAACCCCTTTCCTGTCAGCAGCACTGTATGCGAGCTCCAGGAGCTTGTTGAACGGGCCCCTGATGGCCGCAGCACGTTCCCCGAGCGTCTTCTCGTACATGTTGCCAACGTAGAACATGGTGAGGCGAGAGGAGGACGACCTCGAAGTGAGACCCGTCAACCAACACCTGTACTCCCAGTTGGACTTCACTCCGTCCATGACTGCTCCAGCTTCTCTCATCCTCACCCACTCTGAGAACTTCTTGAGCGTCCATAGGCTCAGCCTCGTCTTGATTCTCTCGACCTTGGTGAAGAGTTCTTTCACCTGGCCCCTGTTCACACAGTTGTTCTGAAGAATCATGCCAATGTATCTCGCATAAGACAGGACCACTGAATCCGGCTGTTTCTGGGAGCAAAGGATCATGCACGAGAGATTGCTGAAGGCTTCGAGAGACGTCCTCCTCTCGTCAGCTGTGAGATGCGTGTCCTCCTCAAGCTCCTGGGACCTCATGAAGCACACAACCCTGTGCCTCTCTTCACCGTTGAGGTAGATTGACGCCTTCGCCCTGTTGATCGTGAAGAACTTGGATCTCCTCCAGACCGACCCCTCCATGCGCGTCCACCACCTGTCCTCGTCGAAGGTGTGAACCCTGCTGTCGGCCAGGAGGGTGCAGATGGACTGCTTCCCGCTGTTCCTGAAGAGGACGATCATCGCAGTGTGTGGCACCATCTTCACGAATATTCCAGTCCCGGTGGAGTGCCCCATGCTTGCTGACACTTCCTGCGTCACCTTGTCGAGGCCGAAGAGCAGGTCGTAGTTCCCGTCCTTAGACACTGATCTCACGCCCATCTCCTCAGCGAGTCTGTCGGCAGCAGTTTTGGGGCAAATTGATTCTCCAGGGTTCCTCTTCATGTAGTTGTCGAAGAGGACATCTTGGACGTAAGGCAGGTTCTTCTGCGCCCCAAGGTAAAGGTCGTAGTGAAGAGCCTCCGCCTCTCTCTTCTCCTGCCTCTTTCTGAAGTGGTAAGGGCCCTCGATGAAGGTGGATGTGACGGCATCAGAGTGCTCAAACCCCTTAGACTCCGCTCCGATCCTCACTGGCGCACCCGTCATCAGCCGTCTGGACCTTTTGACTCTCTTTTCCTTGTCCATAAGGACTGTCTCCTCGATCTTGGCGTGCACTGCTGACATCTTCGACCTCTGCTCCTGGTGCGACAGCTCGTGAGAGTTCTCTTCGAGGTTCATCAGCTCTGCCATCAGGCTCTCAACAGCCTCCTGGTCGACAAGCTTCTCCACCCTTCCTGACTTGGCATACTGCTCCTTGGGGTTGGCAGAGGTCCACGCCATCATCGCGTTCTTCTCTTCGTCAGAGGCCCCTTCTCTCTTCCCTGCATCCACGACGGCGTTGATGTGCGCGCAGATCAGCTCGATCACCTTCTCCGTTGTCCCCTCTTTCTGTGCGGTAAACTTGGGAGGCCTCACGTCCGAGTTCGGTCTATTGAGGAGGTCCTGCCTGTAGCCCGCAACGTAGCCGACAAGAGGCACGGGTGACATCTTCTGCTTGAATCCTCCTGCTTCGTCGAGGTACTCGTTTCCTGCGCTCGTGAGTTTTCCCATGGCTGAGAGGTACCTCTCTATCGCGGCGTGTTGCTCCTGCGAGTCGTCTGGCTCTGCCATGACGCTCGCGAGGTCGAGCCCGTCCTTCGACCTCTTCGCCATGACCTCCATCTGCGCGTGGTGCATCTCCTTCACGAAGTCGAAGTTGTTCGTCTCCCTTCCGGGTGTGTGATAGGCCTTGCCGCTACCCAGAGCTTCCACTTCCCTTGACGAGGCGATCCCCACGTCCCCGAAGAGGTTCGAAAACGCTCTTACGGTCTCGTTCAGCTGGCTGACCATGCACGCGAAGTCCCAACCCCTTGCTGCTTCCCCGGAGGATCTTGACGCGCCGTCTTGGCTCCAGTCGTAGTTGCTCAGGACTCTCCCGTTCGTGTATACGACTACCCTCACCATCTCCCTCGACATATTCTTGTACTTCGACATCGCGGATACCACCCCCGCCATTGGGTTGGTCGACCTGACCTTCATGTCGTACGCGTTTCCGTCGTGGTAAGCGTCGGGTGTGAGATCGTAAGCCTTCACTGTCACGTCCGCCGTGCCCCAGAGTGCGACCGAGAGGAGGTTGGATTTGACATCAGATTCTGCTGACCTCGTAACCCTCCACTTCCCGATGGGGTTGTCTCCCATTATCACGACGCAGTCCTCGTCCACCCTAGAGAGGGATATGTTCCTCTTGCAGATGATCTGACGGGAAGTCCACTCGTGGAGGCCCGTGACCTCGTCGCTCCTGAAGCTCGGTGGCCAACCTGACGCCACCCGAATCTCTCTCTTCTGCACCCTAACTGTTGCAGCGGTGGAAGAGACGAGCGTCTTTTCGCCAGAGAGAGGCCTGGCCTGGTCGTTGGCAAGCCTCATTGTGGCCACATCGGAGAAGGACTTCCTGTCGATGGCCGAGAGGTACTCCACCACGTGAAGCTTCGAAGAGAATGCCTCCC